AGCGGCAACGAATCTTATCTTCAAGGATGGAGCGACAAACCTAACGGGTGCGATGAACTTAGCGGCGAATGGTTCGATCACTCTTGATTTCAATGGAGAACCCTGGTTTATCGCAGTTGCCAACGACGCTTTTATCATCAATCAATCTGGAACAGCACAGGTGTCAGGGAGGATTTACTATGAACAGTAAAGTAAAAATTTGTCTTCTTTTACTTTTTGGTTTATTCCCTATAAAAAGATGTTTTGCCAGTAGTATATCTGGCGGGAATGCGATTCAGTTGGGATCAACACAAACATGGACTGGATCAAATTCATTTGGATCGTCTTCATCAACAACCACCATACTTGGCCCACTTGGGTTGGGAGGTCAATCTAGCGTTGGAACGGTTGGATATGACGTAAGAAGTAATGGAAATGGAGGAGTACCAACTTGGCTTCCAGTCATTACTAGTTCTTTTTCGGTCATCAATGTTTCTACTGCGACAAGTGGAACAACTTGGTCAAATACTGGATTAACTGCACAAATTACTCCTCGCTTCACGGGATCAAAAATCAGAGTGACAGTTTCAGGCCCAATTTCTGCCTCTGGTTCGTTGGGGGCCAAATGCCAGTTGAATATTTCTAATTCAGGAGTCACAGCTTTAGGAACAAATCCTTTAGCGAGTGCGACCGATGCTGTGGCTGGTGTCACGGGAGTTGGGACTGGAACGTTCACCTGGGTTGATTTGCCAAATACCACAAGCCCCACCACTTATACGGTTCTATTTCAGGCGGCGGGAACGACCCCTACGTGTACATTCTGCTCAGATGGAGCCAACGCGACATGCTCTATTGACGTGGAAGATATAGGGACGCCGTAATGGAAGAACGTCGCATTCATCGTTGGCATGATCGCATGGACATTACTGTCGCTATGGTCATTACCATTGGGGCAGTTATTGGCTGGCTTCATTCAGATTGGAAACTTAGCACTCAAATGGAATCTGTTATAAGCGAGATTATTCCGATGGTAAAAGCAGACCATGAGAGAATCATACGTCTCGAAGATGCAATTGTTAAAAAATGAAAGAAAGATGCTTACAATGCGATTATGAAATGGTGATGATTTGGAATGAGCCTACTGGACGGATGTCCAAATGTCCCAAATGTGAGTGGGAGAACGTGGTGGATTACTCTAAAAAAGAGGTTCCAGTGGACGGGAGTAAAACAGATGAAAATCCTGACCATACGTAATCCTTCAAGTCCGCTGTCCACTCAAGGCGAGACATTTATTGATGGTCTTCATCACTCATGGAGTCTCGAACCGCCAGATAGCTTTACGACACCAAGCGGCCAGAAGGGGCCTATTCCTTGCGGCGTCTACTCCATAAAAATTGTAATCCCTTCACCCGATTTTCAAAAGCGGTTTAAGCCTCCCATCACGGCAGTTCCAGAATTCCAGAACGTGCCGAATAGGGAAGGAGTTTACTGCCACCCATTGAATACCGCGAAGGAAACCGAAAGTTGCGTTGGGGTTGGTTTTGAGAAGTCGCAGGATTTCATCGGTAATTCACGAGCGGCTTTTGGCGACCTTCTTCAAAAGATTCAGCAGGCTGAACTGCATGGTGAATCGGTCGAATGGACAATCAGGGAAGGATCGGGGGCGGCCTGATGGGTCATTACTACGGTTCTGAATTTATCAAGTTTAACTTATGGCGTTTTGTCTGGATTGACAAAACGAAATGCACGACCATCCCTTATGGATTTATCAGTCTATTCGGTCAGATTGCCTTTCAATATTCAAGATCCTGGATTGATAACTGATGGATTGGGATGACAAAATATATTGGTTCCTCAAACATGCTCACTGGGCAGAGTATGGTCATATTCTGTGGGGAGTCTTCGTCATCTTTCCTAAAGAGACGGGCGAATTTATAGCAAAGTTACGGGAGTTTATCTTATTCTGGAAAAGGGAGGGTAAAATGGAAAAACTCAAAGCATTGTTCGCGTTGATCCCTGAGTTTGAGGGGATTGTGGCAGACGCCGAAGCTCTGGAAACCGAAGCTGTTACTGATCCAAAGGCCTTAAAGCTCGTAAATGACCTCAAAGGGCTGATTGCGAGTCTAAAGGCGGTGGCATCGTGAAACGTATAACTCTAATTTGGGGATTATTAGGATTATTTAGCATTGGGCCGAAGCCAGCCTATGCCGATCCGTTGAGTCTGACCGTAGGGCCTTTGACAGTCAATGTGCCGTTTTCTCAGGGGTTGGAACAGGTAACACTCTATGATTTCAATAAGGGACGCATGATGCTTGGTGCGGAGACTTCTTTTGCTGACCTTTGGTATTTTGAGGGAACAGTAGGAGGAGTTACTTCGCTTCAAGGAGATGCGATTCCTTTTCTAGGAATTGATCTTAAGCTGTCAAACATCATTACCAACAAGAACTTGCTTCCTGACAATATAGAAATTGGAGGGTTTATTGGAAATGACTTCAAGGGTTCAATGATCTATGGAGCAAAAGCAAGTATCGGGCTTTTCTAGGAGGCTTCATGACTCGTCTTAAAGACGGAGTGAACAAACTCAATACAGACCTTCATACAGCTAAAGATTCTCACATTTCGCTTGATCTAAAACACGCGGAATATCATCTTCGCAATGAAGACATGAACATGAAAACGACTCCGGGAAAGAACTACGAGTTCAGGCATCCGGTTCTCAATACAACTCAAAACAAGGAAGCCAACCGCTTCCGTGGAATCTCAAAGCCTTACATCGCGCCGCTTGAATCAGATTCGACACCAAAAAGACAACTTGGAAAGGCGGCGGATAAATTAAGAGAGGAGGGTTAATATGGAATCAAAACCTAAGTGGTTCGGACAAAAGTATAAGTCTCCGGGTCGTCCTATGGGTTCTGCTCCCGTTACGTTCATCGAGTCAAACCTTAATGATCTAAAAGGGAAACCGATCACCAATCGAGTGATGAAAGACGATTGGGGTGGAAGCACTGCTTGGATGAATGACGTAGTAGAGAACGTTGCCAAGATACCTGATATGAGCAAGACGGATATCAGTTCAGATCAGAAGAACGGCTTCTACGCGGCGGGAACGACAACCATAGCGAAGGGACAGCCTTCAATCAACTCGACGAAATTGGGGAAGAAATCAACGAAGTCGTTTGATTAAGACTTTCTTGCTTTCTTCACGATATTCTTAAGGCGTGGTTTGCTTACTTTCTCAGGCAACTTTTTGCCTTTGGAGGCGGCGTTCCATTCGGCTACGCCTTTCTTACCTAAAGCTTTCTGACCGCTTTTAGAGTTTCCCCATCTTTCTTGAGCCAAAGATTTCCACGGACTCATAATTTTCCCTCCAAATAATCCATTGCTCTTTTCACAATTTCTGGTTGTTCAATCATGTGAAGCGCCATATTACAATAAGGACAAATTATTCCCCTTACATTTTTTGTTTTATGATCATGGTCAACAACGGTTGCTTTTCGTATTAAACAAATTTTGCACATTCCATTTGTATTGACTAATAAAACTTTAACTTGGGGTGCTGACAAGTTGTATCTTGTTAATAAAGTGCTGTGTTTTCTATCGGTGGAGCATTTTTTGCACCATCTTTGTTTAAAAGAGGTAGCTTCATAGGAAATTTTGCAAGACTCACATATTCTTGAAGCATGGAATCTTTTTAATTGGTTTATATTCTTATTTTTGTAAGCGGCCATTCGACATTGTTCACTACCACAGGTATTGAGATATGATTTGAAATAGTTTCTTTTGTCATAATACTTTTTCACTGGATTTGGACACCAACGACACAACCTTATTTTTCCATCCACCTTAAATACCATCAAAACTTTCTAAACACCGGCTCTATCGGTTTTCCTTTCAGCTTGAATTTTCCTTGAGACATTCCTTCCGCAACTTCTTTGTAAACCTTAATTGTTTTATCAATAATTTCGTCAGTATGACTTAAACATACATTATGTGCTCCCGTAAAAAGAACGCCTCTTTTAAAACATTCTTGTTGGAAAATACTTTTCGTAATAAGATCAGGAAAATTAAGAACAAATCGAGGACAAAACCCTTTGATTGACCAGCCATGATCTAATTGTTCATTAGACAAAGAGTATTTTAATTCATGCCATAATCTTAATCCTTGTTTCCAAATTAACTTGATGTAATTTTCCTTTTCCATAATTTCAATCGTTGAAAGAGAAGCCGCTAAAGAAACGGCATCTCCGAAGTAAGTTCCAGAAAAGAACGCGTCCTCAAACTGCCTCATGTATTTAGCCTTCCCGACTAAGGCTGAGAGTGGATAGCCATTCGCCATCGCCTTCCCAAAACAGGCCAGATCAGGCGTAACTCCGAAATACTGCTGTGCGCCGCCCATAGAGAAGCGAAAGCCGGTTACAACCTCGTCGTATATCAAAAGCGCGCCATAACGCCTGCAAAGTGCCTTTACGCTCGAAAGAAAGCCATCCTGTGGGGGTTCTAAGGAAACCGGTTCCATAATGACACAAGCTACGTTTCCCTTGTTGTGTTCAAAGATTGAACGTAGGGAGTTAATGTCATTATATTTGAAGGTTTTGGTGAGCCTTTGAACGACCTTTGGAACGCCTAGATTTCGGGTCGTAGTTCCTATAAACCAATCATGCCAGCCGTGGTATCCGCAACAAGCTACGATGTCCCTTCCCGTAACGGCTCTAGCCAGCCTGACAGCCGCCGTCGTAACGTCTGACCCGTTCTTTCCGAAGCGGATCATTTCGGCGCAAGGTATTAACCGATTTAGCTTTTTGGCGAGCACAACTTCTAAAGCCGATGGCAAAGTAAAAGAAGGTTCACCTTTTGGAAAGTATGTTAAATTTTCAAGTTCCCCATAACCAATACTTACAGAACCTAATGCCATAGACCAATCAATATATTCTTTGTATTTTTTCCCATCATTTGAAGTATCAATGTAAACTCCCTTACCAGAAGTTGCATGAGAAGGTATGCTCTCTACAAACTGCGTCGGCCCCTTTGAAAAGGTTTGGGAGCTTACGGGGATGAGTTCTTTAGCGAGTTGGCGGTAGTTCACAAATGAATTTTACAAAAATGTTTTATTAAAAAAACAATAGCTAATAAAAATCCAGTTATTACACATAAAACATAACAGAATTTATTCAATCGTTTGTTCATTCGTTTGTTCTCCTCGAATTCTTTCTTACTTACTTTTCTTGGCGCAAAACCATTATTATCATCAAGATAATACTTTTTGTCTTTCATTTAGAAATCTCCTTATCCCTTCCTCATGCGTCGGCAAATTCCCCATTAACTTCTCCCATTTTGAGCAATCCAGTACCGCATGAACAGGTCTTTTGGCCGGTAAATTCAAGTCGGCAAGTGTTATTTTCTCGAAAGGATAAAGCTTTTCAATTCCCATCTGTTTATAGAGCCTTTCAGCGAATTCCTTCCTCGTTATTTTTTCGGGAGTGCAAAGGTGGTAAGTGCCAAAGGGAGGTTTTTCCTGCAATAGTTTCCCAATGCACTCAGCCACATGAAATGAATTTGTCGGTTGACACACCATATCAGTCGTCACTTTAACAGGAGGAACCATGTTTTTAGCGGAAGCATATATCCATGTGGCAAAGTTCTGTTGACCCCATCCGTAGAGGTTGGAAAGCCTCAAGATATAATGCCTGTTGAAAGATTGAATCAATCCTTCGGCTAAGACTTTTGTTCTTGAATAAACGCATTCAACGGATGGATGGTCGGTTTCTTTGTAGAGCTTTTTTTCGCAGAACACGGAAGCAGTTGAAGGATAGATAAACAGAATGTTCGGATTGAATTTATAGATTTTCTGAATAGCGACAGCATTTGTTTTATAGGCTATTTTTTCATTAGCTTCACATTTATCAGAATCTTTGTAGGCGGCGCAGTAAACAACGGCTTCGGGATTTATCTTTTTCAGGAATTTGTCCAAGGATTTCGTAACATCAACTTCGATGTCGGTTCCGATAAGTTGATGGTCTTTTTTTGATTGTTCGCAGACGTAACGACCTAAAAGACCTTTACAGCCTGGAATCCAGATTTTCACTTGTTTATCTTCATCTTGGAATCGGGAACGGAGGGGCAGATTGAGAGGGCTTTCTGTGCGATTTCTACGCAATCAAGCCATGCTCCCTCATATTCCTCTGAACCAATAATTTGACTTGCTGGATGATCGAATTGTGTAACTTTAAAAATTCTCTCCAACGCCTCCCTCAAGGCTTGATTTTGGCTTTCGAGGGCGCGGATTTTCTCTAACAAACTCATCGGATCGCTTAACTCTTTACAAGTTTCGCAATACGACGGATATTCCAAATGGTCGCACTTCCCCGTCGGGTTCCTGATGGCTATGTCGTCTTTGCAATAATGCTTGATGACTTCATTCGCCTTCTCAAAATCTGGGGAGGAGGTCATGGCTTCATCTCAAAGAACATTCTAAAAAGCCAATAGATAGAACATATCCCGCCTACCACGCTTCCCAGAACCCCCATAACAACCTTCCATTTGGCATACATGAAGGCTCCGAATGCAGAAAGAAACATGCTGAGCAGAAACAAAATAAAATACTCAGTTTTTATCATCTATTTTTCCGGCGGGATTTTAGGCAACGCTGGCAAGTAACATCATTCCAACTGCTTGCTAGTTGAACTGATGTGTGCAAAAACCAATTTATGCCACACAAAGTAAATTTATCAAAGGTTTTATGCCACACCGCCTTCTTCACTTCGACTCCATTTGGAAAAACTTGCTCACGACACCGAGATAAACTGCATATCCATTTTTGAAGAAAATAACTCCGACAGCAAAGCCTTTGATTCGATACCACTTAGTCACTTCGACTCCCCGAGGCGGGAGATTTTGTCCAGGGCTTCAGTGTAGGCTTTATGCGCCTTTCTTTCTGTTGGATACGATCCCAAGTGAATGCCTTTCCCTTTTATCTGAATACGAGATAGCCATTTACCAGTCAATTTAGAAAAGGTCGTTCCCATTAGTCTGCCTTTTCTATGGGATATTCTGTTCTGCTGATTTTGTCTGTGGGTTATCATTCTTAGATTTTCTCTGCGGTTGTCTAGTCCATCGCCGTTAATGTGGTCGATCATCAAACCATTTATAGGGCGTCCCATCACGCATTGATGAAGCGAGATGTGAAAACCTTTGATCTCATGTTCCACATAAAAAGCCTTGTAATTCTTGACAGCGTGCCAAGCGTAGTTTTTCGCCCACCCGTAAACGTCGTCATCCACCAACGAGAACATTCCTCGGCCTACTGGAATTTTTCTCATGCTATCCCCCAGAAAATAAAAACCCCCTGGGTTGTGATGACATGCCAGTGGCCTGTCCCCAGGGGTAAATAAAAAGACCGCTGGCGCAGTGTCATCACGGAAACAGTCTATCATATTTTGGGGTTCTCCTGGGAGCGCATGGCGGATTCGACGGCTTCTAAAGCTGTTTTACCTCTTCCGTAAAACTCAGCAGACCATAATTCATTGTGTCTATCCTTTACTAAAAAATCAAACGCGGCGGCTTTTCTCTCTAGGAATTCTAGTTTTTTCCTCTCGATAGAAACGAATTCGCAGAGAGGATAAGTTGCGGCACTCGAATGATCGTGGTTCACGGTTTCCCTCCGACGAGTGAACGGGCTTTGTTTTCCAGATAATCTTTTCTGTCCTTCTTACGTCTGCAAAGAACACAACGCCTCCCACCAGTCACAGGATTGGTGTAGATATTTTTACCAGAAAATTCATGCTTGCCTTTTTTACAGAGAGTCAGACCTCCAAAATCTTCACGGGGTATAGGCTTTCAACCTGCTTCTTTTTCTGAATATAAGTTTGGGTTCGATAGCCTTTAACATCAACGAATCTGACTTCACCATTTTTCCAGAACTCGGCAAAATCACAAACATATCTGATCCCTCCCGGAAGCCTAAAAGCGATTTGCCTGAGGAAAAATAGTAAGTCCCCTGCTTTTTGTGCAAGGAGTAGATCACTGTAGTATTTTGCTTCTTTCTTACTTTGGAACTTCTCACCATTGATATCCGTTATCTGAGCGTTAAATTTATGATGGATCATTTTTTTTGTATTTTGCCAGGGCTTCCAAACTTCCGCCTAAGTTGTAAGTGATTTTTACTGGCGATTCAATAATCTCTTTCGGTTTTTTTGGAATTATCTTGAATTCCCACCATTCAGAACCGTCATATTCATGTCGTTCAAGCCACCAATCTTTACCGACAATAAGAAGATCGTTAGCGACTTCCATACATCCATATCCCTCATCGTATTCAACGTCTGCTAAAACAAGGAAATCCTCTTTTCGTATTTGGTGAGTTTTAGAACCGATCCACTCAACGTCATCAAATGATTTCCCATTCTTTTTCAATATTTCTAAAGTTTCATTCTTCAAGTTCATTTGTTTAGCCTCCAATCCGAACCTTTGACTTCAATACTTCGACAACCAAGCAACCTCGATGTAAGCCGGTCATCCCCAAGAGCCATCGCCAACTTAGCAAGGTTACAGTTCGATGTAGCTATAAACCCCTGCCGGTTATTATCAAAGCGACTATCAAGAACTTCACAGAGAATAGAGAGCATCGTAGGCGTGACGTTCCCACGTCCTAAGTCGTCGAGAATAAAGATATCGGCCTCACAGAAGCGATCTACCATCTCCTGCTCTTTAGAACCCTCTAGGCCGCGAGTTTTCCGCGAAAGGGTAGAAGTGGTCTCAATGGACACTTTCGCCCCCTGTAGGGCATTGTAACGCGCGACAGCCTTAGCCAGGAGCGTCTTGCCTCTGCCGCATTCGCCCCAAAGGAAAAGATTGTCCGTATCGGGACGGAAGGCTTTGCAGGCTTCGACGGCCTTTTGGTTTAAGGGCGTTACTTTGATCTTCTCCCAAGCGGTTTTCTCAAAGATGGATCCACCGCCGATGAGCTTGACGACTTCGAGACGGCGTTCTTTTACGGCTTCTTCTTGGCGGATTCTCTCTTTGTCGCACTCCATGCAAAGGCCGGATTCCATCTTGGCTTTGTAGCCCCACATCTCTTTGCATTTCGGACACGCAAAATCATCCTGCGGGCTGAGGGAGGATTCGAGGGTTTTTAGAACGTCGAGTTTCATTTTGCCTCACTCATAAGTTCAAGAAGTTTTTCACCTTGCCGTTCTGCGGCCCATGCGGCCTCTGCGGCCCCTGCGGCCCCTGCGGCCCATGCGGCCCATGCGGCCCCTGCGGCCCATGCGGCCCCTGCGGCCTCTGCGGCCCATGCGGCCCCTGCGGCCCCTGCGGCCTCTGCGGCCCCTGCGGCCCCTGCGGCCTCTGCGGCCCCTGCGGCCCCTGCGGCCTCTGCGGCCCATGCGGCCCCTGCGGCCTCTGCGGCCCATGCGGCCCCTGCGGCCCCTGCGGCCTCTGCGGCCCCTGCGGCCTCTGCGGCCCCTGCGGCCCCTGCGGCCTCTGCGGCCCCTGCGGCCCCTGCGGCCTCTGCGGCCTCTGACCACTCTTTAACGGAAGGTTTATCTCCGTTTCCCTGGCGGCGACACAGAGTGGCTACTTCTTGGATTATTTTCTTATCGGCCTCAATTGCGAATTGAAGTATCCCATTTTTCTCATCAACCAAAAGCCAATCCAAAAACTTCCAAACTACTCTTGAAAGATCGACTCCTACCGGGATTGACTCAAGGAATTTCCCGGGCCACTCTTTTGATTTCCCGTTGGACATATTCTCGAAAATTCCGTCTTCGATTCGTGCCAGGTATTCGGGTATTCCAAGTTCAGTCTCATAGGCGTTGTGATTGCCTGAATGAATCGTGCATCCCACAGCACATCCTTTGCTTCCCGTCCAATAGGTTCCATGAATGATCTCATCTGCTTTGGCGTGGGCGCGAACTCTCGCCAAGTATTTCTCTTTGATTTTTTGGTCATTGTGAAAGGCCAGCAGTTTTTTCATGTTTTATCCTTTAAGCCTTCAATTTTTGAGAGGGAGAGGTGGGGGGTCATTTGTATAAACTAGAATTTGGATAAATCTTGCTTATCGCTTTTTCTATTTCAGTTTCAATTTTGCCTTTAAGAACTGGTCTTAAACTTTCTGAAACGTAATACTGAACATTGTCATGTAAAACTTTTTCGGTTGCCATTTGGACTTCTCTTTCCCAATTAAAATTCTTGATAGTCTTGTGGACAATCTCTTTTATTTCAGTTCCCAACTGAATTTCATAGTCGGTAAAGCATTGGACTATGGCGTGTTCCATGCCTTTGATTCTAAGTTCAACTAGTGTTCCAGGAATCATTCATCCTCCATTTCATTTCGATAAAGCATTTCTTCTCGAAGCATTCTGAAAAACTCTTTGGTTCTTTTTCTCTGATAGGCTTCCGGCGTAAAATATACAGCGGCTATTGGGAAACCTTCTTTAGCACAGACCAATTCATCGGCGTTTTTATGATGTTTCAAGAAAATATCATTAAACCGATGGAACTTTTCATCAGGTGTTCCTAGCTTAGGCAATAACCTGACCCAAGATTTTTTCAAAGCGGCAAAACCTCCTGTGCCAAACGCTTCACCGCTATCTCGCAGTATTTTTCTTCGATCTCTATGCCAATGGCTTTGCGGCCTAAATCTTTGGCGGCTCGTAACGTGGTGCCAGAGCCCATGAAGGGGTCAAGTATCGTTTGCGGAATGTTCCAGCAGTCGGCTTGTTGAATACACCATTTCATCAGGCTTTCTGGCTTTTGGGTTGGATGACTTCGTTTCCCGTCGGCGTTTATAATCTCTCGAAATAGTTTTGTGTTCTTATCCCAATTTGTCCAAGCTAATTCCGCATCGGCCATCGTTGGGACATTGTTAATTTTCGACCAAACCAACCAGCAACGCGAAGGGGGAAATTGATAATAGTTTCCTCCCCACACAATAGCATGAGAGGCTTGTTTCAAAATTGGTTCCCAATCGCTCATAGGGATTTTTATATCCCATTTCAAAACTGAATCATAAATCGTATTGGTCGACCACCCGCCCCCATCGTGGATTTTTTCTTTCAGTCCATAGGGCGGATCAGTCAATATCAAATCCGCTTGGGGAAGCATTGGCAAAATATCCCGACAATCTCCGCAATAAATCACTATCCCGTTTTCCTCGTAGTAGGGTTTCAATTTTCACTCCGACACATTTTCATACTTTTTGAGTTCCCATCATTTGAATTATTCCGGTTGAATCCTGAATTTAACCCCGGCTTCTTTCAGGGCACGTTTTGAAAGTTCATCCGCTATCGAATTTTCCTCACGCGGTATCCATTCAAGAGTAACGCGGCCTTTTGGAACATAGTCTTTGCCGCCAAGTTTCGTGTAAGCCTCTCGCGCTTTCTGGAAAAACGGATAGTAAAGACCTCCGTTCCGCTTCCAAAGCAGGGGAAGCTGATTGATGACGAGTTTCGAGTCCCCACGAATTACAATCTTGTGCTTGCCCTTGTTAAACCCGCGCCTGATCGCTTCTTCCATCGCGGCCAAGCACCCGGAGTATTCCGCCACGTTATTGCTCATGTCTTTTCCATGCCCCACAAGAACAGAGTTTTCCCAAACACGAGTGCCGTCCACAAACAGAGCCGCGCCCCATCCGGCGTAACCGCCGGGGTTCACCGGCTCACAACAGCCGTCAAACCAGATTTCTACAAGGCTCATCTTTCACTCATCCCTGTTTGCATACTTCGCTGTCTCCGGCGCAGGACTGCCGGGACGAACTTTCATCCCATTAGAGTCTTTCATCTTCAAAAACAACTGGTCGAATTTCTCCCGAAGTTTTCCACCACTCAAAATATTTGAGCGCCAAAATAAATCATCCTGACACCAACGAATTACAGCTTCTACGTCAACGTCGCTTTTACCGTCTATACGCTTTAACTTATCAATCTCCGTTACCCAAGACAGAAGGTTCTTAGGTGTCTTTGACGTAGGGTTGTTACGTAATACTAAAGACTTTAACAACTCTCCTTGTTCCCAACTTTTCAGATGAGGAGTAAGGAAGGATTTACTCCTTCCCTCCTCCTTCCCATACTGCAATCCGTGTTTTGCCCATATTTGGCATAGTTTTTCACGATTCTTTCCCTTATACTTAGCGGTCAAGTAAGGCCCTGCGTAACGTATCCAGTTCCTCACAAGCCCCCCTACAAGGAAGGAGTGCTTTTTGAGAAGCTCCACCCATTTACGGGGTTCACAAGGGGCGTCAGAGTATTCGGCGATAAGTTCATCCGGCCACGAACTAATGTCGCCGTCGTCTTTTTGCTCAAGGACGTTTCCCCAAAAAAAGTCCAGGTGTCCGATGACGTGGGTTAATCTCATGTTTAGATCGTGTGCGAGTCCTTTGAATTTTCTATTACGGCTTTTACTCGGTAAGGAAAGAAGGTATTGAATTTTGTAACCCCTCAGATGCGGAAAATTTAATGGCAGTTTTCAAATCGGCTCTCTGCCAACCGGGGACGGATAAGATTAGAACGGCGTCGAATCGTCGTCTACTTCCGCTGGCTTTGGTGATGCCGGAGTCTGTTCCATCGGCATGACTTCCCACACGGTATTTTTCTTTTTCCAGTTTCCTTCCTTGTCTTGGTAATCCTGTATGCCGATTAAGGCTTTGAATTTCTTATCAAGATAATGCTCGCCATTAACAGCGTCATTTCCTCCATACGGGAGTCCCAAGCACTTGCGGAAATGGACTGACATTCCCGCTCCTTTAACCTTTTTCCCCTCGCGCTCCTTAGGCATGAAAACGACGCCATGCCAGACCTTTGAGCCGTCGTAATCAGGGGGGGAAACACAATCGCATTCAAGGACGAGCATGTTGTCGCCTTTCTTGGTTTCCTTTTCTTCGTAGTCCTTGATTTCAAGAACAACCCAAGTGTTGTCGGGAATGAGTTCACGCACGGGTTTTGATTCCGGCTCGATACCAGTTGAGTTGTGAAGGAAGGTCATTTTGTCCTCGCTTTGCCGTTTCCGACGGATTGGATTTTCTTCTCAAGGAAGTCAATCGCCTTTTGGATTTGCTCCGAAGTCATTTCCGTCCATGAGTCAACATCGGCTTTGGTAAACCACTTTTCGATTTCCTCAGGTTCGATCTTGACGACTTCGGTGAGGTGGGTTACTTTGGCGATTTGTTCATCAGTTGCCATTGTCAATGGGATAGAAGATTTTTCAATGGTTTCCTTGCCGTAGAGTTCGGCAAACCGTGAGTAGTCTAGTGGATAGGTATTGCCTTTGGGGAGGGAATCAATGCGGCTTTTCTTGACGGTGAAGAACCGATCACCTTTGGATTCTTCAACCTCAATCCATAGGTCTAAGATGTATTCGAGCTTTTCGTAGCCATCAAACGTCGACCCCGCGTACTCTACTTCACCGTTGGCTTTCCGCGCCCACTTATCTTTTCTGTGGCATATTAGCCAGACGTTCATATCCAAGTTATCCAGCCACCGCAGAAGTTGGCGGGTAGGTCGGTTAGCTTCCTTCTTGTCGCGTCCGAAGTCATTGCCTACCTTTTCTTCGGCTTTTGCGGCTTCGCCCAGGTAAAGAGCGGAGAAAGAATCTAAGAGGAGAGTTTTGTAGTCGTGTTTCGTTGTGGCAAGAAGCTTGACTTCCTCAACTACTGTTTTTAGGTTTTGGCTTCCCTCTTCTTTGCCGAAATAGACCCCATTAACTTCTTTGAGCTTGTTTTTGTATTGGGGTCTGGTGGCTCCTTTCTCTGTGTCAATGAGGTAGGGACGGGGGAAATCAAGACCGAAAAAAGTCTTGCCTACCCCTGACGGCCCACTGATAAGACCTTTTACATGACCTGGTTTGATTACGTCCGGTGATACGGCTTTCAGCATCGGCATTGTTTACTCCTTTGCAGTTTTCAGCCTTGCGGGGCTTCGTTTGTAAATGATTTCAGTCGCCAAAAGTAGAAGCATTGTTTTCCAACATTTCTTGCAAAGATGATATTTTCGGCAATACTCATTTGAGTTTGGCGGAGAGAACATAAGACCGCCTGGAAATCTGTAACTGATATCGCATCCAGCGCATTTCATAACATCACCGCTTGCCCGTTTGGTTCGTAGCGGGGGGGTTCCTGCCGTAGAATGAATACTGTATCTCCGTCCTTATCCTCACAAGCTATGTCGTAGCCTTGTTTTCGTAAGTCGGTCATGCGTTGGCGGTAGCTTGCCGCCAAGAAGCCGGATTGAAGGATATCGTTACGGCGCAAACGACCGCCGTTGGAACGGAACATTTCTATGAGACTTTGGGATTGGGTCATTTTTCGTCAAAGCATCCTTCTAAAAATTCAACTGCTTCTTCCCATTCCGAAAAGCACCATTCCTCATTTTTCCAAGTGATAATATAACCTTGATCCAGTTGAGATATTTTTACGGTAATTGTTTTTCTCACTTCACCAACTCCTGTAAAAGATCGGCAAGCCGATGAATCTTTCTCGATTCAGCCTCAAACCATGATTTCTTGTAAATCTGTTCATGGGTGGGGGGAAGGAAAAAGGGAACGATATAGGTGGCTTGCATTTGATAGCCGATGGCGATGTTTTTCAGGCGGAATACCTGATCTTGAGCGTCAAAGCATCGTTCATCAATGGAAGGCTTGATGTTTCGTTCTACCTGATTCCGGCGGTATTCAGATTCGGATTCGCTCACCAAATCCCCCAAGCATGGCCCAAGATTCGTCCCAGCCATAGAAGCATGAGAAACGCCGTCATCCCTAGGAGAGCAGGAATCACGTCATCCTTGAAGACAGACGGTTCCATTGGAATTCCAGGTTGGAAAGGCAGATGAACGTAAGGCTTTTTACGCTTCATGGGAGCACCTCTTTCTCAATTTCAACCGGCTGTAAATTCTTGTCGTGAGGCACGATCCGCATATGCTTGTGAACGGGGCAGAATTCAGCTTTGCCAACGGCACGGACGCATTTGTTTCCTTTTGAATTTATCTTCATGGGCCAATAGGCGGTAATTTCATCGTAGGCAAGTTCCCATTGACATTTCATGGCCGGTAGGTTCCTATTATTTGGTGAGATTCAGCATGGGCTTTGGCCCAGGATTCGGGTTGATTGGAAGGTGAACTTTTTCCCACCATCAAACCCGTCCTCCATTGAGGCGCAATGACACCCTTTTGAGGTATGATCTCCTCAAGAGGAAGGACGGATTTCATGGTGGATTTTTTATTGAGTGTCATTGCTTTATCCTTTTCCTAGTTTAGTTTATGCCCTTTTTGGAATCAAGTCTTTTTTCAAGTATTTTCAGGCAAAGGCTAAGAGCGATCCTTTTCATGGAGTTCGGCTTCATTTAATCCGTCCAGATAGATTCTCACCATTTTAGGCGTCGGGCTGTGCTTCGCGCCCTGCTTGGTTTGGGGGGTCATGTTAGTAGCTCCTTTTGATTCACATTCTCCACAAAGATTTGATCTGTCCGGCTCATGTTTGTTCATCCAGTAAGTCTGTTCGCATCTTTCGCAGGTTTTGGGTTCGATGTCTCTCATGCTTCCTCGATGAGTTTAAGAGCGTCTTTTGCCAGTTCTTTCATATCCTCTACAGTGTTTCGACAATGCTCGAATTGGTCTAGACTGTATCTCCCTTTGCCTTCCGATATTTCTTTCAATGCCTCTATTAACTTGTCAAAGCAATTTACAGTTTTGCAGATAAGGTAAGCGTTTTCTGGTTTTTCCAAAATATTTTGATTGTCGGCTCCACGAATATAGCCTAAAGCGTCAATGCTCCACGGTGTAGGCGTAGTCAGTTTCATGCGGTAACCTTTTCCGATTCAATCCAGATTTTAATTTTACCTTGTGCGGGTAGCTTACGGCTTCTTAACCGGCCTTCCACAAACGCTTTGCGATAGGTCTGCGCCGTTTCGTCCGCGCTCTTTCTTTTGGCTTCGATGTGCGTTCTGTAAACCGCATATAACAAACGATAGCGGTTATCACTCTCTACTTTTTCAAGAGCCGGAAGCAGTAGATCAAGATTGTAGTTCTCGATTCGTTCTTCTCCGCCTCCATGTTTCACCAACAAGGCCGTCGGCCCGTATTGAGCCTTTACCAATTTGAACCAATGCGAACGATAGCAGACGTTGTTAAGGACACGACCATGCTCCGAATATAGGAGCGTATCATCATCTTTTAATGTCGGTTGTCTCGATTGCTCTGCTCCCCAGTTTTCCATGTTAGTTTCCTCCATTGTTCAAGCGTTTTATGAATTGTTCTAATTCAGCGTCATTGAGTTGGTCTATCATCTTAAGCACAAGGATGAAACGAATGACTCTATCTGTCCCTTTTAACTTTTTCATAAGCGCACAACTTCCGTCCCTTGTAATATTTGACTGCTCCAAGTTCTATGCCGTCAGTTCCAACCACTCTGTAAACGCTTGGGTAGCCTAGATCATTCACCAATTTATAGCCTTGATGAGTGAACTTGTGTTTGACGACTGTTTTATCAGCAAGCGGTAAGGATTCAAAGACTTGCATGAGAGTCATTGTCTAACCTCCTTGTTTTCCATGTCTTTGTTTTTGCGGGGTTTGTTCGCGCTTTCCTCATAGTCATCAATCAACTGTTGAATGAATGCGCTGATTGAGATTCCATTGTTGTCAGCTTCTTTCTGGACGAATTTCAATCTTTGTTCTCCTGATTTACCGCTTCCCAAATAGACGTTGATGGATTGGGCCATGTTAGACTCCTTCCTGTTTTGGTAATTTCCAATGTTTCGGCACATCCAGGATAATCCATCCTCTAGGCAATGGGCGATACATCCAATAAACCCATTCATCATAAAAGAGGAATTCAGGTTTTCCGGTTCCTCTTAGAATGGTTCCCCAGTCTCTCATTCTCGCTCCATTAATCCGTGAACTTTGTTTTCAAGTGTTTCTACTCTGATCTCCAAACGCCGAACTATCTTTTCAAGTTCATTTATGGCAAACAAGATGTCTTGTGTTGGCCTGTTTACTGTTTCTTCGCAGATATGCCCTATCGGTTTTGAATCCCAACAAATAGGACAGCGGTCTACTCTCATATGTAGTCCTCCACCAATTTACGGATTATCAGCTTGGCGTTTAGCTCGGATTTTTTAGCTTCCTCTGTGTGCGGTTTAACAGCGCCAATCGCTAATTGCATATAGTGATGACGCATTTTATCAAGCCTCTCTGCCATGTAACGACAAGCCCGTTTTCCTTGTTTCGTTTCTTCAAATGTTCCGCACAAATCACACATTAACTTCTCTCTGTTGTGCCGGATCGTCTTGCGCTATGATGTAGCTGTTGCTATCTTCTTGTGCTTCCACGATATAGAGATTTGAAAACATCGTTAAATAATCCGTGTTGCCAAATCCAGTTTGAAACGCGCCTTGATAGTCCTTGATGTATTCAGGATGCAAACGAGCCGGCCCTGTCGAACGACGACGAACATTCAAGCCTTGTGCTTTTAGCTCTTTGTATCTTGCGTCCCGATTTTCTTTTTTCTGGTAGGTTTCTTTGATCATGGTTTTATCCTCCTGTCCTGCTTTATCCTTCTACTGTCAGTATATCAGACATACCTTTATTTGTCAAGGGGTCAGAACAAAATATCTTTAAATCCTCGACGGTATGTAAATTTATTGTAACAGCCTGAAAATGGCATAGTTGATGATTAACCGCTATTGTAAACCATCGCCAGAACAGCGTCAGAACGAGGGAGGATGAACGGAGAGACTTGACAAGACAGAGGATCAGAGCAATACTTTAATTGCTCAAAGTCTCCCCTAAGGGTTTTTGACCTTTGGGGGAGACTGAGAGCAGCTAGCGGCGTAAGAAGAGACTTTGAGTAACGCTGGAAACCCAACGAAACAAAAGGCGATTGGTAAAGGCAATCGGGGATCTTGGGAATAGTTTCAAAGCCCCGCGCTTAATACCAAGACCAACGCCAGAAAGGGCGTCCGCAATGGATCATCCCGGACATCGGGACTACAAAATAGGGTGAAGATCGGAGTAGCCTAGAATCCATGCTGAAATTCTTTCACCAACCGAACTTAAAATCCCCCTTTAGCCGTAGCTATATTTAAATGATGATTGAATCAATTTATTGCGTGGATATGAGCGTATACAAATGTGAATTGGAATAGTGATTGTAGTGAAAGGATTTGAGTGAAGGAGTTTTGAGAGACTGGTGAGAGTGTATTTTTCTCACACGAATGAAAATCCAATCAATAGATTCATTTTCCGTCGGAGAATTAATCAATTCAACCTCAATTCCGAGTGCTAATAATAAGGAAGCAATTACAAATAATGTTGTGAAGTAACAAGAAATAATCAAAGTGATTGATTATCAACACTTTTAATGATTTGTAGTATGCAACATACCACTTATTATCAGAACCTAGATAGAAATTGATACCGGGTAGGGGGGAAACAAGGGATTGATTTTCTTATATATAAGGCAAAGACAAAATGTATCTTCCAAAAAAATATTCTCAAATTTCAAAGCGTCCCTTTCAAAAAATTTATTCCATTTTCAAAACAACCCTTCTCAAGATAAAAATTCTCTTTAATCCTGAATTAAGAAAAGCTATAAAGCTCTATCGAGTTATCAATGACTGATCACCAGCTCTTATTCGCTATCTGGATTACAATGCTAGTGAGTATAATTATCAAAAGGCTATAACTATGCCTAAAGAAATAGATTATCCGGGTTGTGATAATTTTATTCTAGATGTCAGAAAGTGCGTTGATAAATTAATGCTATGCGTAAATTGTAAATTCGTTGATATATTGCATAAGAAAGAAGCTGAGAAATTCAACAAACGTTTAAAGGAACTTGGTTTAAAATGATTAAGAAAGGAAAACCTTACCTGCTCAAGAATAAGATCGTCGGTGCTTTCAGTGATCGTAATGTGAATCCTCAGGACTTCGAGACGAGGAATAAGAAAAGTGGAAGGACTCGGAAGAAACCTAGAATAAAGAAGATGGTTAAGTCTTTGCAGAACCAGTTTCAGAAGGAAACTCCTGTTGGGATGAAGATGAAATGACAGATCAAGAACTCGATTCCATCAACGAACAAGTTTGTTCTTACTGTGGGCATGGAATTGAAAAATATAAAGATCAACACGGGAAAGTAGATTCTTCTGAATGGAATGCGTATTTTATAGGTAGTTGGAATAAAATAAAAAGTGAATAATTCAGAACTAGACAATATCAACGAACAAGTGGCGAAGGCGTTGGGGTGGCAACAAGATACTATGGGATGGTTGGAACCTTCTGGTTGGAAGGCTGTTGAAGGCGGAGTTATGAGACGTGGGCAATCCAAACTTCCCGACTATTCCCGCTCGATTGAAGCGGCGTGGGAAATTGTGGAAAAAATGCATGAGCAAAAAATGCGGATGGGACTGAATAAATTTGATGGAGGATATACGGTTTCTTTTGATCAAACATATTCATCAGATGGTTGGACGGATGCAGAAAAGGCTCCTCTTGCTATTTGTCTCGCTTTCTTGAAGGTAAAAGGAATAAAAATAACCGTCAATAGAGGATAGCTATGAAACCAAAAGACTTGTTGGCGTTTTGCAACATACCCTAGCCAGCAATGGTTGGGGTTTTGTTTTTAGGTATGGCCATTGACAAATACTCCCAACGACTTCCGATTAATGAGGGACAGGGACGGAATGATGCGTTTTATGAGACAAGGCGTAAAACTAAGGGAAGAAAGGTTATGCCTGTCAAAAGGCCGAGAAGATTAGGAATCACCCTTGCTCAAACTCTTGAGGGTTTGCGGATGGAGAACCAAGATTCAAAGCCTGTGGCGAACTACCGGAAGTCAAAGCAAAGGAGTGCGGAGTGGGCTAAGAAGTCAAGGAACCTGTGATGGGGAAGGATTATGATTATCCAAATTGGCGGCCTGACTTCATGCCGAAACATAAGAAAGTGCCTGAGAACCAGATTCCGATAGATGGCGAAGTGCCAGAAGAATACCTGATTCCTTTCAATGACAAGGAGAGGGCGATAGCGAGGCTTTACTTTTCTTTTTCACAGCCTTCCATTACGCAGGTGGCGAAAGAAACTGGATTTAATACAAGTGATGTATGGAGGCTTGTTCATTCCGAAAAGTTCCTGAAACTAGATAACCAGATGTGCCAGACCATCAAGAAAAGGATAAAGCTTTCAGCGTGGAGAGCTTATGAGCGGGCGTTGAAAAAGGGAGTGGAGCCTACCACGTTGAAAGCGGCGGAAGCTGTTTTGGAGGATGCCGGGGAATTAAAGACGAGAGCTGAGAACGAGATCAACATTTTCAATTCAACTGAGATCAACGACCCGGAGGCAGAGGCGAGGCTTAAGGAGTTGGGAAAGGAACTGGCGAACCGTCCGAAGAATGAACAGGCTTCTTTGCCTAATTAGCCTTCTCGTTTTTAGTGGAGTAGCGTTTGCATCTTTAACCGACTTGGGCGGAACCGTCATTTCGGACAATCTTCTGATCCTGAACGACACCCAGGTCAAAAGCCAGACGTTGACGCAGTTACAGGCGATGGTTCCGGCGCAGTTGGGGTTGATCTATTACTGCTCGACGTGCGTTGCCCCGGTGTGCGTGTCAACGGGAACGGCGGTGGGAAGTTTTTCTGTTTTGACCAGTTCCACGACGGCTTGTAAGTAGCTCTTTCATAATTTAAGTTCCGAAATTTTAAGTGCTCGTAAAGGGAGCCTTTACCTTTCTTTGCGAGCACTTATTTTTTTGGGCAAGGAAAACTGATGCGACAGGTATTGACCGAGAACCATAAGATGGATGAGAACGGAAACCCGATGGGCGGGACGACGGAATCTCTTGGAATCAGGATTGAGTGGCAAGACGGCCCCGTGGGGCGCGGAGAGAACAAGAAGGAACCTACCGGGGCTTTCGTGGAAGGCGTGATCCAAGCCGCTATCGGAAGGCTCAGGTTCTATCAGAACGGCAAGTTCCCATGTCGGGAGAACGCCATCGCTACGCAACATCTTGAGGAAGCCCTACTTTGGATTTGTGAACGGGCGAGAGATCGTGAGGAAAGGCAGGTTCATGGAGTCCACGCCGCCTAAATGGATTTGAAGATAGCCGCGCTCGCCAAAGCTAGTTTCCCATACTTCTGTCGTGAGGTATTGGGAATGACTTGGGTTCCGCATCACAACGAGTGGGACGATCTCATTGATAAGGAAAAGCGGATACTGGTGGAGTGCGCTCGATCTCATGGCAAGAGTTGGTTTTTTTCAAAGGCTTATCCTATCTGGCTCATCTACAGCAGGAAGAAGCCGGTTGAGATCATTGACATCAGTTATTCGGAAGACCAGGCCAAAGACCTCTTAAGGAAGATCAATGACGAGATCATGCACAATCAATACTTGGCCAGTATGCGTCCCCGAAAGTCCCAGATATGGCAGGCGTTGAATCTGACGTTTGTGGACGGCTCCTATATTCGCGGCGAGGGGTTTGGTTCCTCAATTCGCGGAGCGCACCCGGATTACATTATCGTGGATGATCCACTGAAAGACAGAGGAGGAATGAGCCCTGAAGAACAAGCAGACTTTTTTAACGGAGCTTTATCGGGAATGGCAAAGCGTGATACTAAAATCATCGTTGTCGGAACCCCTTTGGATGCGGGAGATTTACTCGAACAACTAGAGACAAATAAGGGATATATCTTTAAGGCGTATCCAGCCTTGAACGACAAGAGCGAGGCACTATTCCCTTATCTCTTTACATCGGATGAGTTAAAGCAGAGGGAAGTGGAAATCGGAAGTCTTGCGTTTGCAAGAGAGTGGCTTCTTCAGCGCGTAGACCCAAAGACACAACCCTTCAAAGATCAATACAGGACAATCAACGAACGATATGAATTTCCAGCCTTCGTTACCGTTAGGACTCTTGTTGACCCTGCTGTGGCGGAGCGCGAGGCGGCCTGTGACTCGGCGATAGTAACGGTCGGTCAGGACGCCCAGAACAACCTCTGGGAGATTGAAACCAACGTCCTCCATTCGGACGACACCCATGCCGTTTGTGAGCAGATGGTGAGGGTGGGGGTTCGCTACTCAGGCAAGTTCGGATCGGCTTACGCTATCGGCATGGAGGAAGAAGTCTTCCAGAAGTCCGTCGGCTTTGACTTTAAGCGCATGGCGATACAAAGGGGACTCGATGTCAAATATATCGGACTTACCCATCAGGGTATTACTGGCAAGCACCAACGAATTATGGGATTGCAGAATTTGTGGGAGGGTCGCGCCATCCACTTATTACCTGAGAGTCCACTCATCGGACAATTCCGTTATTATCGCCCCAACATTAAGAGCTTTAAGATTGATTGCCTCGACGCTCTTAGCTGGATTAGAGATGAGCGAGTGGCTATTCCATTCCAATTAGTTGAGCCGGTTTATGGGGAAGTTCCCGCTTTTGTCCATGAATGACATTACTTTTAGGGAAGCGACGTTGGCAGACAGTCCCCTGATTCTTGCTTGGCGGAATGATCCTGTGAGCCGCCAGTTCTCTTTTGACAAGGACGTCATCGCTCTCGAAACTCACGAGGATTGGTTTAATAGAAACCATAGGAAGATCACCATGATCGAAGCGGATCATAAAACAGTGGGACAGTTAAGAATGGATGATAATCAGGATTTAGTGGAGGTTTCAATTACGATTGATCCATCCATGCGAAGCAGGGGGATTGGTTCTTCTGCCATAAAATCCATATCCCATGAAAAGAAACTGGTGGCTCATATCCTGCCAATCAACATTCCTTCCATTATTGCTTTCCTGAAAGGTGGATTTCGCTTCGTTAGTATAGAGCTTGTTAAAGGTTTCAGATGTTACCGAATGGAAAGATGACGCTCGCCATCATTCAGGCGAGATTGAATTCAAAGAGGTTTCCGTGCAAGGTTTTGGAACTTATCGGCGACAAGACAATGGTGGCGAGAGTAACTCAAGCCGCACAAGCGGCAAAGTATGTGAATGATGTCAGCGTGGCATGGGCGGAGAATTTCAAAAACCTAGATGAGGACAACGTTCTTGGACGCTTCAAAGCTGTTGTGGAAATTAACAAACCCGACGTGGTGGTTCGCCTCACTTCTGATTGTCCTCTTTTGACGGGAGAGATTATTGATGAGGCAATCCACGAGTTTGAGAACAGTTTGAAGCCTTACTACTGCAATCGAAAGAAGTATCCGAGCGGTTATGACGTTCAGGTGTTCGATGCCAAGGTTTTGAGTCGTCCTTACTGGACTCATCGGGAGCATGTGATTCATCCGAGGCATGTTCCAAATTGCCATGAGGAAGATTGGAGCGTTAATACGCCGGAAGATTTGGAAAGAGTGAGAAAAGAGTTCGAGAGAAAGGAGGTTGAAAAGTGGCGAACACAACTTGTAAAAACTGTGGCGTAACGTTAAACAGCAATGCAAGCCCTATTGAAGACCCGGAATTTAGTGGAACATTAGGTTCTGCTCAACGTTTCTGTTCCGGCCCCTGTCGTGATTTGTGGCGCAAACGAAACGAAGCCAAAGGGCCGTCCACTGTTCTTCAAGGTATGGAGGGTTAGTGCCGAAGCCAAAATTGGTTCCCGGCCAAAGTGTTCAGGAAGTGGACAGCATTCCAGTTAATCGCGTAAAGGAAGGATGCAATTACGGGGAAGCGATTGACGTGGAGATGCTTAAGAAGGATCAGGTTCAGGATCGCATTGATGGTTCAGCTAGAACTCCTACGCAGGAAGTTGTTTATCCATCTTTTATGATGTTTCGAGGAAAGCGTATTAGAGTCGGTTAAAGGAGGCTATATGCCAAAGGGTGCAGGAGTGGGAAGCGCGAAAGCATCGCCAGGTTCTGATATACCGGAAATGGATTCAATTCCGGTTCATAGGGTCCCAGGCGGTACTAACTTCGGAATTGAAATTGATCCGCAGGACTTGCGGGACAATAACGGTGGCGTTGATGGTTGGATGTCTGGCGTTAAGGATACGCCAAAGCCTCCGAGAACCGATCCAGAGACTTATAACTATAAGGTGGATCGTAATTCGAGGGGTTATCCTGGAAACGTGAATGAAACGGGGCCGAATTCGAGCCGTGATCCGAGGCCGACGCAGGAGAAGTAATTCTAGATTAGAACAAATCAGTATAGGAATTCTTAAGTGGGGGTTAAAATCCTCACTTAGGCAATTCTTAATCTTAAAGCCTATCACGGAGGTTTTTGGTGATTACTTATCATCAAGAGTATTATCAGAAGAATAAAGAGAGACTTCTTGTAAATGCACATAGGTATTATCAAAGCCATAAGGAACAAGAATGCCAACGTTCTAAGAAATACTATGTTGATAATAGAGAAAGAATTCTTAAACGCTCAAAAGAGAACCGCATAAAGGTATTAGAAGCGGTAAATCTTTTGAAAGAAAAACTGCTGGGGGATTAGATAGGAAAGATAGTTCAAAAGCATATGTTTTCGACAATGTTACGGCATGTTGTCCAAGTTGCAATAGGATAAAAAATTCAGACCTTACTCATGATGAAATGTTGGCTGCTATGAAGGCAGTTTTAGAACTTAGAAAACAAGTCATCTGATTTAGAAGCGTAAATTTAGAAACAGCCTACACGGAGGCCGTGATCCTCTGTTATAGGCTGTTTCTATTTTTACGAAAGGAACGAATGGCCGATACAAAGACCGTCAAACAGGAAGAACTCGCCGAACAACCACGCGGAGCCGTATTCGCCGCCGACGTTGACAACCCGGAGGATCTTGTCCTTCGGATTCTGGCCGACATGCTCCTTGCTGAGGCCTCCAAGCAGGAATGGATGGGGGAGCGCAACAGGGATGTAAAGGCTTATTTCGGCATCAAAAACGTCCAGGACTGGCCTTTCAAAGGTGCGGCCAAGATATCAAGTGGTTTTCACCGGATTGCGGTGGACACTCTTTGCGCCAACGTGATGAAGTCAATCTTCGCTCCCGAGGACGTGATCCAAGTTCGCCCAACAAACCTTGAGTCTTTGGAAGCGGCCAAATACGTTTCTGACCTCATGAATCACGGGGCGAGGAATGAGTTTAGGTTTCGCGCCATTCTTGACCACGCCCTGCCGAATGCTTTAGTGGAAAGTTTCTCGGTTCTAAAGCCGATCTATGACCATTCTACGGTTGAGGTTCAAACGACTGTCCGGCGGTGGGTTCCAGAGGACAAGCAGGACGGCTTCACCTATGAGCTTGAAACGAATACGGTAGTGAATAGGGCGGGAAATACGGTTATTTCCGTTGATCCCGATGAGGTAGACGCTACAGAAAAAGAATTGAAGGACGCCGGGATGGTTCTTGTGCCGTTTGACGTAACGCAGGAACGCGTTATCAAAGACGGCGTAACGATTTATGTGATTGGCGGAAGCCGGATTTACCTGCCGGTGTGGGCTCCCGGCAATAGTCCTTTCGAGGCTTATCAGAACTCACCCTTTGTCATTCAGCAGACGTTCCCAACCATCGCACAACTTGAAGCGGAGGAGGAAGCGGGTGAAGCGCAAAATGTCGGTATCGTTAAGAATGAAGTCTTCAAACGGCTTAAGCCTTTGGACAAAAGGCTTATTCTTCGTGATCGCACATCCCAGAGAATCGGACTCGATCTCATTCTCACTTCAAAATACCAGCAGACGGGTTACTCTAACGATTTCAGGATCAAAAGAGAATTGGCTGAGGTTCTTGAGTGGCATGGCCAGTGGGATGTCAAAGGAAGAAAGCGGGAAGTCGTGGCCCGAATTGACAGAGCCTCAAAGACTCTCCTCTCTTGCAAACTTAACCTGGATGGAGTCAGACCTTTCTTCCCACTCGTCCCGTTTCCGGTTGACGAAACCCCCTTCGGAGAGTCCCTGCCAAAAATCATCAGAACCCAAGTCGCCGAACTCGACCTCCTCATCAATACCGTCATCAACATAGGGCTTATGAAGTCCATGCCTCCCAAGTTCTACGATCCTGCGGGCGGCTTTAACCCTCAGAGTATGGGCAACTTCGGCCCGAACTCTTGGATTCCTACTAGGGAACCCTCCAAAAATGTCTACATCCCGCCTCAGCCGGAAGAACCGCAGGTCTCTTTTCAGATGATTAACCTTCTCATGAGCATTATCGAGCGCATGACCTCCATCAATGAGGTGGTTCAGGGAGAGGTTTCAAAGAAGGCGAATACGACGGCCTATGAGGTAAGCCAGGCTCTTTCGCGCTCCGGTGTTCGCTTCGATATGCTCTATGAGCGCATCAAGGCTCAGATGGCTCCGATGTTTGACTATATTTACCGGCTTAATTTAAGGCACATGCCTTTCTCGAAAGAGTTGATGATTATGGGGGATTCTTCAAGCCAGACGGCTCCGAACGACGGCTCCAATCTCATCAGGATTTTCAGGGACAAGATCAAAGGGCACTTCTTCTTTGAGTTGGCGGGTGGAAGCATAATCTCTGAGTCTGCCGAGCTTCAGAATGCCGTTCTCCTCTATAACACAGTGGGACAAGACCCATATCTCACCTACCTGCCTGAGAGCAAATACTACACGCTTTTTAACATCATCAAACGTCTTAACCCGGTGGCAATGGACAAGATTCTGGCGACACCGGATCAAGTGAAGGCGATTGAACGCCAGAGGGCAGCAGTTCAGGCTCAACAGGAACAGCAGGCTTTGGCGCAGAGTAAGGCAATGGGCGGCCAACCTGGACAACCTGGTCAGCCAACTAATCCATTGGCAGGAGCGCAGAAGAATAACCAGAACCACCTGGTCGCTTTGGAGAATATGCGTGAGCAAAGGAGATTGACGAGTGAACAGGCGCAAAGTCCGGCGAGCCAAGCCTAAGCGCACTTTGCCGGATATCGTCCGCTCAAACGACCGGCATTCTCTGGCCGGTCAGCTTGAGGCTTTCCTTGCCTCGGAGGTTTGGAACATTATCAAGGGGATTCTGGCCGAGGATATTTTCTCCCATCAATGTTTGATGGAAGCCTTTATCAAGGAAGGTCATGCCTCAAAAGCCGCTTATGAGTGTGGCAATGTCCACGCATTTGAGTATGTGGTTAATGAAATGCTCCAAAAATTTATTGAGACGATGAGGACTGGAAAGCAGGCCGGATTGATTGAGTCTACTCGTCCCGATGAGGAAACCGCCTCGCCGAGCGTCAGCGGCGTATAGGAGAACCACAATGACACCTGAAGAAGAACAAGCGGAAGCCGCAAGATTGGAAGCCGAGAAAGCCGAAGCGGAAAGAATTGCCGCAGAGGAAGCGGCCAAAGCCGCAGAGGCTGGAAAGCAAACGCCAGAGCAGTTAAAGGCTGAGAACGAGCGCAAAGCGCGAGAGATACAAGCCTTAAGAGAAAAGGTTGACCGCGCTACAAGCGGATACAACCCGAATGACTTAACCACATGGGATGACACCCAGTTAAGGGCGATCAAGAACGCTCCTAACGTCGCCCAGAACTTCAAGGATCAGGCGGATGACATTCTCTTTGACCGTAGAGTGGAACGCCGCTTCAAGCAAGAGCAGGAGAAGCAGAAAAGGGAGTCTTTCGAGATCAAGAGGATGGAGGAATACCCGGAAACTCTTGATGCCTCAAGTCCCATGCACGCAAGGATGCAAAAGATTGCAAGGGAGATGGGATTGGACGCTACTCCATCCGGTCTTTACGCCGCCGCAAGGCTCGCCGCCTCAGAACTGAAAACCGTAAGGAATCCAGGCCGGGAAGCTCAGGCCGAGAAAGAGCGTCTTGAAGGCATAAAAGCCGCTTCGATAAGCAAAGATCGTGGGAACGCTCCTGTTTCAGTGGCCGGAGCCAAAAGCTACGAGGACTTATTGGTCAAAGCCTCACGGCAGAGGACGGAATCGGCAGAGTTCGACGCCACTTTTAAGGAGGCGTTGAAGGCAAAGCTCGGAGGAAGAGGTCTTAAAAACGTGAATTTGAAAGGGGATCAGTAATTCGTAACAGGAGAAAGTAACTTAAATGCCTACACCAGCACAAACGTATAACATCACTGCCGGAAACCGCGAGGATATTCTGGATTTGATTCAGATTATCTCGCCGGAAGAGGCTCCAATCTTTTCCAGGTTGAAAGACAGTGTTGCCTACGCCACCCAGCATCAATGGGTGCAGGACACGTTGGCGACTTCCACCACCAATGCCCAGGTTGAAGGTTTCACCGCGAATGCCTCCACGACGGCGCAGAAAGTCAGGCAGTCCAACTACTGCCAGATTCTGGCGCAGTTCGGGGCGGTTTCGGGAACTCAGGAAGCGGTGCTCAAAGTTGATATTGACTCCGAATACGCTTATGAGTTGAAGAAGCATATGAAGCAGTGGAAGCTGGACGCGGAGAACGTCATCATCCTTCAGACTTCCGCCGTAGGTTCTACCTCGACGGCTAGAACTATGACGGGTCTTTTGGACGTGGCGAAAGCGACTGCTCAGTCTGGTTCGCAGGGGAATACTCAGTTGTCCGAGACGATCTTCAACAACCTGCTTCAGACGATCTTCGAGAACGGCGCGGTTCCTAAAGTGTGTTTTGTGGCCGGATGGCTGAAGCGAAAAATCAGCCAGTTCGCGACCTCCAACACGCGCTACATCAATGCCGAGGATGGAACGTTGATTAATGTGGTCAACATCTATCAATCGGACTTTGGTCAGATTGAAGTGTTCCTTGATCGGTATATTCCTAAAGGCGTTGGTCTAGTGATGAACGACGATTACTTCCGGCTGGCTTGGTTGAGAAAACCTCGCGCCGAAGAATTGGCGAAAGTTGGCGACTTGAGGCAATTCCAAATCGTTGGGGAGTTGACGCTCGAGTACCTGAACCAAAACGCAAGCGGTGTGTTTACTGCTTTTGCGACCAACTAAAAAATGAGAATCAACCCCTCTGATTCTACCTACGTTAAAAGGAAGAAATTAGAGCTTGTCCCGCCTCAGCTTCGCATGGTCATTCATGAGAAGTTGGGGCGGGGCGACACGGTTGACATCACGACAGTTGATGAAGTTCACTCCGATCCTTTGATGCCTGCCTTAACCGAGTTAATGAAGACTAGGACGATTGATCTCACCAAGAATGAAAATCTCTATTTCGCCGTTAATCGTAGGCTCCTTCCCCTCCGTCAGCAATTGGCGAGGAAATGCTTTGACCCTTACCGCCGTCATGCCCAAAAGATCAGGAAGTTGAACGAGGAGAACAATGGATTCTCAGACGGCAAGCAGTTCCGCCACATCGGAGCTTTCCCGCCGGAGGTTTATGAGGCCATTCAGGAGCAATATACAGACCCAGGAGAAAGGGATTTGGTTGTTAGGTGGCTTTTGACCAAAACGCCGGAAGGCAAAGAGTTCGCTACAGTGGGAGGAGGAATATGAGAGGTTCACCGCCGCAGTTTACAGTTCTGCCGAAGCCAAGACCGGAACCGCCAAGAGTTGAGCTGCCAAAGCCGGTAACAAGCCATTACAGGGTTTTCAATTGTGAAATGGAAGATTTGCAGAGGGAATTAAACGAGCGCGACCCAGAAGGGAATGGAGTTGTTTCCATCATCGGAACCTTTGGGAGTGCCGTCAGGGTGGTATTGAAGAAATGATTAGAGTAAATGATTTTGAGAAAACGACATTTATTCCTTGTGATTCACAAACAACTTTCATCTTCGATATAAAAGGAGAGGATAAGCATGTTTGGGAAATTCGCGAAGCTCTCTATGCGCGTTTAATGGGATGGGACGAATGAAATTCTATTTCTCCGAGTGGAATAATCTTTTCACGCACGTCAGAGAGGCGGTTTTAGCAGAAGGCCATGAGATCACAACCCCCCAAGATGCGGACGTTCTTGTGATGTATGCCGATACAAGGGGGCCCCTTAAGAATCTGGCGGTCAGGGCGAAGTCTGTGGGGAAGAAAGTTTACGTCGTCCAGCATGGGCGTGGAGCCGTCAGGGACTACCAGAAGCCTTTGGGAGCCGAGTTGGTGGCCGATAAGTTCCTTTGTTGGGGACAAGCCGATTATGACCGCATGGTGAAGTTGGGATATGGAGACAAGACAGTGATTGTCGGTTGCCCGCTTCTCAAGTTTCAGCGTCCAGTAGTTGAGCGTTCAGAGAAAAACGTCGTTTTTATTCCCGTCAACGCCGACCACGAACAGCCTGAGAATCTCATTGTCTATTATGAGCTTTTGAAGATGACGCTTAAGAATTCTCAAGAGTTTCTTAATAAGAACAGGGACGATCTTCACGTCAAATGGGATTACAAGCAAAAAGGCGGCGTTTCCTTTCATGATATTTCAGGATTCACTTTGATCGCCAAAACAGTCGGAACCCATGTCTCAAAGCTCTATCACGGAAACGTTATCCAGAGCTATCAAGGCGGCCCCGATCATATGAAGCAGTTGTTCGAGTTGTTTTCCAATGTTGACTGTATCGTGAGCCTAGATGAATCCACGACTGAAATTCTGGCTATGGCCTGTGATATTTCAGTTGTTGTCTGCGACGAGTTCAAATGGACGCTTTTGGGCGGTTCTGACTACAAGGATATTGAGGTTATCAACACAAACGCCGCCAACCATTGCCCGCTTTCGGCTCTTGAGGCGTGCGTTAATTTCGCTCTTGAACACCCCGAAGACCGGAGAGCGGAAAGGGCGCAAGTCGTTCAGCATGAGTTGGGGGTTCTTTTAGGCGATCCGGTGGAGAACATCTTGAGGGAAATCGGTGCGAAACGGCTATCACTCGTCTAGGAAACCACGTCTCCTGTATTACCTCGGTCGCGGAGGATGTGAATTCTGGCGTTCCCGGATGCCATTGGAGCAAATGCAAAAGCAAGGGTTGGCGGAAGGGAAGATTGTTGAAAAAGCGTGGCTTTCCATGAGCCATATCAAGAAAGAGGACATCGCTTGGGCGGACGTGATTCTTCAACAGTCCGTCATCGGTTCCAAGCCGGTCGTTATCGCCATGAAATATAAGGAATCTGGAAAGAAAGTGGCGATTGATTTCGATGATTACCCGTGGGAGTGCGACGTGTTCAACTGGCATTACTGCCATTTGGGGCAGGAGGAAGTGGAGATTGAAGACCCAAAGACAGGCCAAAAGTCAAAGCTATGGGAGCATGGGAAGGAAGGATTCAATCTCATCTCCAACAGGATTCAAAAGAAGTCATGGAATGACCTGATGAAGATTTGCGACATCATTACTTGCACGACTCCTTATCTTCAAAAGAAGATCATCGAGTCCGTTCTCTACGAGGAACAGGGTGCGCTCGATCTTCCATTCCATCCTGAAAGAGTTGTTCCAATACCAAACGCCATTAATTTTAACTTATGGAAGCCTTATCCAAACTCAAGGGATAAATGGGGAGAAGGCTTCAGAATTGGTTATGCCTGCGGAGCTTCCCACATGGTTGATTGGCTCTATATCAACGATGTCATTTTCAAGTTTTTGGATAAGCACAAGGACGCTAAGTTCGTTGTCATGGGCGATATCGGGTTTGATTTGAAGAAACGCTATCCAAACGAACAGCTTGAGGAATGGCATTGGGCTGATCTTTACGACGGCTCTTATCAGTTTATGCTTTCGACCATTGGATTAGATGTGGGAATTGCTCCTTTGGCTGACAAGGAATTTAATCGGTGCAAGTCGAACATCAAGTATCAGGAATACTCGGCTTGTGGCTATCCTTCCATTCTTCAGGATATGACCCCTTATAAGGAAGATATTGTAAACGGGGAGAATGCTCTTTTGGCGGGAACCAAAGAGGAATGGTTCAACGCTTTAGAGAAGCTCTACAACGATAAGAATTTGAGGATCAAACTTCGCATGAATGCAATGGCGACATGCAAGGCACTTTACAACGTGGAAACAGTGGCAAGGGAATGGGCGGACGCCTATTCAAATCTGCTGGACAAGAAACCTGCTTTGGAATTGGTGAGCTAATTGGTCAACCTCGATCTTCTTAAGGAAGCCGGTGCGCTTGGGAATTATGGAATCACTGCAAGCGACGCTCAATCTTTAGCGAACAAAGCAAGAGCGCAAAGACGGGTTAACATTGTCAAGGCAACTCTCGTTGGCATGTATGGCGGTCATTGGGACAGGAATTACAGGGATGGGTGGATCGGTCTTCCTGTTCCTTATAATACGGGAACTGCTGTTTTCACCAATGGCTCCTATACAGTTACGGGGAGTGGGACGACCTGGACAAGTTCTTATAACGGCCAGTTAATTCAAGCGGGAACCGCCTTTTATCGGATTGCTAATGTTGTCAGTGCCACAAGTCTTATCTTGACTCAACCCTTTCAAGGCACGACCAGTGCCGCCGCAGGAATCACCTACCTTATTTGGCAGGACTTAAATCGCCTCTATCCAGACGCTCTCGTCATTGATGACTTCCTCAATTACATCGACCCCTCCCAGATGTCGGAAGCCTGGAAAGGGAACCTAAGAAACAAATATACCGCTCCGGGTCAGAATCAGACACCTGAATTATGGAGCAATTATGGGACTGTCCCTTTGACTTCAACTGTTTCTTCCGGGACTGTTTCAGGAAGCGCGAATTCCAATACTTTAACGGGGGCAGGAACCACTTGGCTTACTGGGACGACTCCTTTGGAGCCAGGGTGGGAAATTACGATTGGCTCAACGATTTATAGGGTTAGGACAGTTGTTTCTGACACTCAGGTAACGCTCTATCAGATGTTGACGGCGGCTGTGGCGGCTTTGACCACTTATACGGCAGTTGGGAAGAACTCCATTCAAGTCAGGTTTATGGCTCCCACAGTCCAGCAGATTGCGAGTTACGGCTATTACACGAAAGACTGGCCGTTTATCAACGACAACGATACCGATTGGATTGCTGAAACGTATCCACATGTTCTCATTTCCGGCATGACCTATATGGACTATTTGGACAAGAACGATACTGTCAGAGCGAGGGAAGCCCGCCTAGCCTGGATGGATTTGGTCAAGGATATGCACGTCGCCGAACACATGAATTACACGGGCGTCAGAACGGTGGGTTATAACATTCCTGCTTCTGCGAGGGATATGTGAGGAAATTCGCCAGATTCCTGCTTCCTCTATTTCTGATCGCCCCTGTTTTCGCGGCTCCACAGGATTTGAAACCTCCAGGAACCGATCTTATCCCGGAGAGACGCTTCAACTTTGTCGGTGGAATGGAGGATCACACATCTCCTTTCCTGACGGATGAAGCCAAATCCATCGTCAATTTCAGCCTTTCTCAAAGAGGGCAACTTACCAAGAGAACTGGTTATGCCTTTAACGCGGCATTGAGTTCTTCTCCCGTTACTGGCGGCGGCTACCATCTAGCTCAGACAGGCACTTCTTTCCTCGCAGTTGTTTCTGGAACAGGCGTCTATAAGACTTCCAATGTCTTTGGCGGTTCTTTCACAGACGTTACCAATGGAATCACGCTTACCAACAGCGCGTCAAATCTCGTTCAATCCGATTCTCTCAATGATTACCGGGTTTTCTGTAATGAAACCGATGCTCCTTTCAAAATAAGCGCATCGGCGAGTGCCGCCGCTTTAACGGGCGCGCCGACAGGAGCCAAGACTTGCGCCAGCTTTTTTAACTATTTATTTTTTGGCAATACGACAGAATCTGGAACTTCCTATCCATCCCGCCTCAGGTGGTCAGATGTCAATACGGTAGATTCATGGCCGACCAATAATTACATAGATCTTGGCTACAACGACGGGGATTCGATTGTTGACATTGCTGTGGCGTGGAGATACCTACTCATATTTAAAAAACGGTCAATTTACGCCGCCTCAATTACCGGGCTTTCGGGAGCCAACGCTTTTATAGCTAGGCCGATAGCCAGAGGCATTGGTTGTTGGGCTAAAAATTCAGTTCAGGTCATCAGGGATCATGGTGTTTTCTGGCAGGGAGCTGACGGCATTTATCAGATGACGGGATTTGATTACTTCGGGAATCCTCAAATCCATAGGATTTCAGAGCCGATCTGGAATGAGTTTTTGAAAATCAACAAGACCCAGTTTGCCCAATCAACCTCGGCAAAGTCAGGTAAATACACCCAATACTGGTTGGCGATTGCTACGGGTTCTCTAACGACAAACTCAGAGATTCTTGTCTATGACTACCACTTGGGAGACACAAACCAACACAAGGCATGGACGACTTATGCGGGAATCAACGCCAATGCCTTGATACAGGTTGAGGATAACAACAATCAGAATTGGATTTTCAGCGGGGATACGACAGGCGGAGTTTACAAGCACGATGTGGGAAACTCGGACAATCCGAGCAACAAATCAACTGCCATTACCGCTAGCTACACCAGTCAGGATATTGTTCTTGGCTCTCCTGATTTAGACAAACAACTCAAGTGGATTTACACGTTCCTGGGAACAGACATTTCAACCACAACAGTAACGATGAATGTGGCTTATGATTACAGTCCCGCTTATGCGGATACTTTTACTTTGAACGCCGGAGCCAATGGAGCCTTGTGGAAGGTAGCTATTTGGGGAACGGACTATTGGGGGGGAGCTTCAACGAAGTGGGCAAGGAACGAAATCAACAGAAGCGGTATCAAGGCTTTCAGGGTTCAATATGTCAATTCATCGAATGCGACTAATGTGAGTTTGCTTGGTTACGTTCCAATTTATAAGCCAGAGGCATGGTCTGAATGATAGGGGGAACAATGCGTAAATTAAGTTTGATTATTCTATGTGTGGCCTCATTGGTGGCCACAGTAAAGGCGACAACTTTAACAATTCCAAATACTTTCACTGCCGGAACGGTTATTGATCCGACACAAATGAATACAAATTTCAGTACGATTGTTAACGATTATAACGGCTCAATCAACAATAATAACATCGCCGCCAACGGCGTCAATTACTCCAATCTCTCCACCGGCGTCCAGCAAATTTTCAATTACAGAAGGCCGGTTCTTCAATATCTAGGGATCAGTAGCACGACGATAGAGGTTGGATTAAATGGAACCGCAGGGCAAGCTCTTATCGTTTTCCCCGATGGAACGGCAAGGACGGACAGCACGGCTTCCCATATTAATTTGGATGTAACCCGCACGATGGCTTTGACGGGAACGGCTCAATCCGGCGTGATGGTCAGTACGGCAGTAACGAATACTTGGTATGCAAATTACGCAGTCAAGTCTCAGGTCAATACAACTGATTTCGTCATCGTAGCTTCTACCTACCTTCCTATTCAAACAAATTTCGCCAATCTCAACACTTACTTTGGAACAAATGGATGGGTCTATCTTGGGATGCTCTGCTATGGGGATAATTCTGGAAGTCCCGGCGTGATATTGAATTTCGTCATGTCCGGCAACACGACAAAATTCAAGAACACAACAACTGGACAGGGACAAGCAGGAAGTGGGCCAAGGGTGGCTTCTGTGGCTTCTGGTACGAATGCCACTTACACCTATGCTACTGGACTTATCACAGGAAGCCAAATTCCCAACAACATGACTTTGGTTTATTATCGCGGCGTGGCGGGTAACTCAGGAGGTGGATCGAGCATCAGTTTTTCAGATTCCGCCGCCGCAACAAATTACTTTCAGACGCCAAGCGGCACTGCCGCCGCCGCTGAGGCTCTGGTTCAAGCTGCCAACGGATTCAAGATAGCGGGCACTGCGGGACAGGCTTACGATATTTACGTTTCTGGCTTCATTGATAACTCTTTAGGAGTCGGGGGGAACCCTGGCCTTTGAGTTTAGACTCGTGGAGCCAAAGGACGTTACGCATGAAAACACAAGAGAAATCCTCAAAAACGCCATCGAATACGTCAGGAGAAGCAAAGACAATTCCCTCACTGCCTTTGGAATCACTGAACATTTTGTCCGTAACGGACAAAAGAAACAAGAGGCTCCTCAGTTTTGGATCGCTCTTGGGGATGGTATGCCGGTTGGTTATATGCTCATCAGATTTGTTCAGGATGGAAAAAACAATGGGATTCAAGTTTGGCAATTTTATCTACAAAATAAATGGCAGAACAGACACACCGGAACTTGTGTGAATATATTGGAAAATTCAGCAAAAAGAATGAACCTGAAATATATTTCGTGTGTAACAAAACACAATCCATTGGTTTACGAAAGATGGGTTAAACGCTTTGGTTATTCATTTAATTACACATCGTTTAAGAAGGAGTTGTAAATGGGTGGAGTAGGAGATTTTTTTGTAAGAGCTGCAACTGACGTAGCAACTTTTGGAACAGCGGAAATCGCCAATGCCGCTACTGGTGGTGCTATTTATGGTGGAAACGGGAAATCGGGAATCCTTAAACCTTCCAGTTGGTTCAATGGCGGCGGTGGTGGGGGCGGTCAACCTGGCCCCGCCAACCCTCCTGGTATCGGCCCCACAATGGGTCAGGCAGACCCTTCCGGCATCCCTTTACTCGCTCAAATAGCCCTCGGAACACCAGTAGATGACGCTCTGGGTGCTATTTATGGTCAGCAACCTGGTTCTGACTTTGGAACATGGTCTAAGCAATTAAGCCCAAGTGATTTACAACAGATCACCGCTTTAAGATCGTCTTTGACAAATGTTCAAAATGACGTGAATGCCCGTAAAACTTTGATGACTGGTATTATCCAGCAATATCCCCAAATAGCCTCCTTGCAGTTGCAACAACATATGGATTTGGCCGGAGCCAATGCCGATATAGGTGGACAGATTGACGAGATTGATAAGCAGGTTTTGAATCATGCGGCAGACCAACTTTCTGCCAAGTTTGCGGCCTCTGGCGGCTTTTCTTCAGGAGCTTTCAATCAGGCGTTGAACCAAACAGGCGTTGATTTGGCCGTCAACAAAAATCAGCAGTTGATGGATTATGCGGGTGGAGTTAGAGACATAGTAAATCAGGGAACTATTGCTAATTGGCAAGCTCAAAATAAACAGAAGTTGGGAGCATGGCAAGCCCAATACAACGAGGCTTTGGCCGCCAGAAACTATCAAAACAATATGCTCACAAAAGGTGTGGATAGTATATTCAGCGCAAATCAAGACGCTTTGAATCGGGTTACACAGTTGGCCGGTAAAAATATAGATCAGGCGGGAGCGACGGGGAGGCAAAAACAAAAACAGCGTTTTGGTATTGATACGGCTCTTGGAAAAGTTGGCGGGGGTTTGATTGGAGGCGCAATCGGTGGCCCTCCAGGAGCGGTTATCGGAGGGGAATTGGGCGGCGATCTCGGTGGCTGGGGCGGTTCAGCATGATAATCAGGGGGAAGAATGGATAACACTGGCGCACCAACACCGATCAGCTCACCCGGAGGAACGGTGGCAGGAGTAGGCACACCTGCGAGCGGAGGGGGAGGGAATGGATTCCTTTCTGGCCTTGCCGATACGCTTGCCGGATATTTGAGTGGAAATCAATACAGCAGTAAATTCGATCAGGCTAATAAACAAGCTGATACGGATAGGGACACTCGACAACAGATGCAACTCTACGAGTTTCAAAAACAGATTGACAAGAAATATAGCACGGATAATTCTAATCCTAATTTAGTGCAGAGCATAAATACTGACAATGTAGGAAAATTGAGTGGACTGGAATGGGTTCCACAAGTCTTTGGTAAAAACAAAGACGTTTCCAATGCTGATTTTTTCAAGATGTGGGATACTAAAAACAAAAACTCAGGCGAAAAGAACGAGAAGCCTATCCCCGCAAGTTACGCCTCCCAATATCTTCAAGGTCTAGGCCTCGACAAAGACGATGCCGATATTCAAGCTCAAGCGGCTCAAAAAGCCTTTGGAGATAACATTCCTTCTTATGCTCTTGATGGAATAGGAAAGCAAGGGGGAAAAGATTTAACTCCTCAAGCTATTGCCAAACAGTTTGAGATGGCCAACACCGATCCTAAAACTGGAAAGCCTAAGTATGTAAAGCACGTTCCGGGCTCTCTCTATGGAACAAATGAAGTACCTTTAAATCAGGATGAGATTCAAACGGGTCAAGAACTTTTAAAAGACAGTTTGAAAAATCCTGGTAGCACTCATATTCAGTCCATAGATGAATTGAATGACCTTTCTTCTAAGGCGATGGTCGCCTACAACACTTTGACCACTTCTCCTAAGCAGGGTGGTAAAGGTATGGATTCTTTTACGGCGGGAAGTAAGGTGATAGAGAATCTTAAAAAACAGGGTTACAGCAAACTGGCCATTAGCAAAGTCATGCGGAACATACAGATAACGAATCTTCATGCTATCGCCAATCCTCAAGGTGGACAACAACAACCTACTCAACAAGATCAGACGCCAGCAGACTTCGCAATGGCAGGGATGGGTAACCAATAATGCCACAGACAGTTGACGACGTAGATTCCTACGTTGACAGCGTTTTCGCCAGACCGAGACAGCCTGTTCAATCTCAGTCTGCACCTGATGATGCGGATGCCTATATAGATAGCGTGTTTTCAAAACCCAATCCAGACGTATCAATGAAAGGAAAGTTGAGGGAAGCCCAACGCCAATTCCTTCCTTTGGCGGGAGCGGGGGTGGGTAGCATGTTGGCCGCTCCTTTCGGTGCGCCGGGTGGCCCTTCTGGAATGGAAGCGGCAAGTACGGCGGGTGGTGGGGCAGGCTATTCTTTTGGAACTGCCCTAGATCAAGCTATCGGACAAACCTTTGAAGGCGATAAGCCGCAGACGTTTATGAAGAACATTGGAGATCAGGCGAAAGCGTTTGATACTGGTGCGAAGATGACAGCTACTGGTGAGTTATTATTGCCAGCCGTAAAAGCTCTCGGTAAGGGCGCAGTGATGGCGGGGGATGCTTTGACGGGTGGAAGGGTAAGTGCCGCCGGTTCGTGGATGAAAAATACTCTGCTCCCGGAAGCTCTTGGCGTATTGACGGCAAAGGCTCCTGCCGCATGGAGAGCATTATTTCAGGATAACGGAAAACTAAAAGACTATGGGAGCATGGAAGATATTAAAAACATCGTCAATGACATTAGAACCGCATGGGCGAAAAAGACTCAAGCTACGCTTCCCGAACCAACCGTTTTCACTCCGGCTCAAACCGCCGAAGGTCAGGCCTATGTCAAAAACATTTCCTCTATAAAATCGGATCAAGCTGGTCAACAGCAAGCTATCCAGTTAGCAAAATCAATCTCGCCTATGTCTGCCGCGCAAATTATGAAGAATCCAGACCACTTGGATATTTATTCTGGTGATCCGGGAGAAGTTAAAGATTTGATAGGCAACTTTCAAAATTCAATCGTTGAGGCAAGAAAATCAGCCGGGCAAGAATTAGGAAAAGCAAAAGGGTCTTTATCCGATGATGAAAGAATAGATGCTCTCGCTTCATATGGGCCTGGAACTAGAACGAATATCCCAGTTCCAATGGGTGAAAAACTGGAATTTCTTAGACAACAAATTGCTAAACATGGAGAGAAACTTTCACCGGAATTAGAAGCTTTATCAAATCAAGGCATTCCTCCTGAATTTGCCGCTCCTAGACCAGCAGAAATAGCTCAACGTTTTAAGGCATTAAGCGATCCTGCTCAACAAGCAAGAATGAAACCTGGTGATGAAACAGAAGCTTTATTAGCTTTGCGCGATGGCATCTATAAAAATCTTAAAACTCCTGCCGCTAATACGCAGGTGCCAGGTGTTCAGGATAATATGAATTCTACTTTACAAGACATGGCGACAAAGATTAATTCAAGGTTAGATGAAATAGCACCAGGAGTTCGTGAAAAAGATGATAAATTTCGCACTATTGCCAATCTTTACGATCAAGTTCAAACGCATATTCAAAACGGCGGCAGGGCAGAAGATTATATCAAGGCCGCTTTAACAAGTCCGACTGGAAAGAGTCAGGATACGATGGATGCTTTGAAAGGAATTGAAAACATAACTGGCGACAAATATATAGATGATTTATCAGGTCATTTTGCCACGCAAGAGTTAAAAGATAAGGCGGCTCAGATTCTTTCTGGCGGAGTTGCTTCTAGTGGGAAAGTAGCGAACGAAACAGCCGTAAATAAACTTATAGATCAAGCAAGGGAAGTTCTTACAAATCCACGAAGTTTAACGAATCTTCCTCAAACGATGCCCACAAATCCATCCACCTTAAAACCAGTGGCATATCCATCCAGTCCTGTCGGTCAGAATGTAAAGGATTTATCAACGATTTGGAGCGGTATAAATAAAGGATTCAAAACGCCTGGTTCAACTCAAGATTTTCTAGCTGGCTTGTTTACAAAATCCAGTGGTAAAAACCAAGAAGTTTTAACAGAACTTGACAAATTAGATCAGCAAAATGGAACCGACAACATTCCAGAGCTTTTCAAACATTTTTCAGCCCTACAACTCAGCGATATTTTTGGCAGGAAGTTCCTGGCCGCTTTTGGATTGAGAGATATTCTCATGGGTAAGGTTGGGGCTGGAACATCTATGATTGCGGCCACTTCTCCGAAACTAATCAGTGGTGGGATTAGAGCGGCTTCAAGTTTAGGTGAGATAGCTTCTGACTTAGCGGGAAGTTCTTTGGCGGCTCCGTTAAAAGGAGCACCAATAGTAGATCAATTACAAAAGCTAAAGGACAAATTCAATCAAAGAAGAATGCCTTAATCAACTTCATTTAATTCACGGATTGCTATTGTTAAATCAATCAGTTCTTTTCTTATGTTCGCAAATTGATAATCAAGATAAATGGCAAATATAATTGTCGTAGACCAAAGCAACCAATACATTCCCCACCCCCCATGCCCGGATTTTGAGGGGATGAATTTAGCAAGTTTTTTGCTGACTGTCATCCTAACGATCACCAATATCTCCGGCAATCAAACCACGAACAATTTAGCAATTACCATCAGCAGATCAGATGGAAAGCCAAACGAAGTTATCAATGTTCCTTATTCTCCCAAAATGACAGCCAACGATATAAAAGCCTACGTTCAAGAGAGGGCGACTCAACTGAATTCGGGGATATCCAATTTTCAGGGTGGCTTAAGCGGATTAATTGGAACAACATATCAATAGACAAAGGAGAACACAGTGAAAAAACTACTTGCAGGATTGGCGTTTCTCGGCGTTATGCTTTGCGCCGGTCAAGCAAAGGCGGGAACGGGGTATGCGGGGAGTCCATCGCCAGAGGTAACAACTGTTCAAGGTATTGGCGGCATGACTCCATTTGCTCTCGCTTACAGCACGACGACAACCGCCAACTTAGTCAGTGCTTCCATTAACTTTAGTACGACTGGCGATAATGTAATTGTCTCAACAAGCACGACTCGGAATATCCGCGTGTATCAAATGATTCTTACTGTCGGAGCGGCAACGAATCTTATCTTCAAGGATGGAGAGACAAACCTAACGGGTGCGATGAACTTAGCGGCGAATGGTTCGATCACTCTTGATTTCAATGGAGAACCCTGGTTTATCGCAGTTGCCAACGACGCTTTTATCATCAATCAATCTGGAACAGCACA